TTTTTGGCTGTTGATGCCTTCAAATTTCTGATTGCAGAAAGATCACCTATATCAAAGGGTGCTTTTTTGATTACAGTTGTTAATATAAGTTGTCTATATAATGGAATATTTACTTTAGGTTTTTGAACATCTGATAAATCCAAACACTTATTTAAAATGTTCTCTAACTCACCAAAAGTTATATCATCTTCATATTCTATTGTTTGAGATGTTCCCTCAATATCAACATTAAATGTCTTAATTGCCATATGTTTCTTATATGGTTATGGTATAAAAACGTTATTACTCTTCTGCTGATTCTGAGTTCTTAACTGCTACTGAAATTGTTTTCATTTGCCAATTAATCTCTTCAAATATTGGCTCAACAGGTTCTAATCCAGTTATGTTGTGGTCTGTTGGTGCTAAACCTGTACCTGTGATTATTATTGATTCATTAGCATTTTTAGTAAATGTTAATTTAAATTCAATAGTTGGTGCTGAAGCATTATCTTGACCTAATTTACCTACTGTTTCTCTATATTCTGAACTTCCTCCACCTTCTTTTATTTGTTTCAAAACTTCAGTTAATAAGTTTGAATTAATGAATGATGCTCTAAATGAACCAGTAATTTCTACAACTCTTTTAAAAGAATCTACTGCTTGATGAGAACTTAATCCATAAAGTAATTCAGAGTTTTGTGATATATTTAATGATACGTCTTGTACTTGTGCTAAGACAGAATCACCAACTGTTAATTCAGCGTGTGCAAATGTATAAGGAAATTCTGTTGTTGGTGCTGTTGGTGCTGAACCTAATGATGTTGAAGGATCAGTTTCTTTACCATAAACAATATCTGCTGTACATTCAGCAATTCCACCTACAGATGTACTAAGTCCTAATGTGTTTACTAAGCCTCCTTTTAGTGTTCTTTTAATATCTGCTGAAGCCCCATCTACTCCAACTTCAATGGAAATAGTTCTTGGAACTTTTTGTTCTGCTGTTGCACCGTATGTATGTGTATATGGGTTAGAACTACCAGTTGTTGTTGGTCTACCTAAAACTGTACCAAAAACCCAACCGTTAGATAGGGTAAATCCTATTGAGGCTGAACCCTGTTGTTGTCCATATGCATAAGAATCTAAATAGTTATTATTTAATTGTGGAAGGTTTATTCTATTGTTTGTTAAGGTAAGGCTAGTTACTCTATCTTGAAGACCAAATTTCTTATTAGGTGTGGCGTTTGCACCATACGTTCTATTATTACTGCCATCCTCTTCAAAATCATATTCAATATATGCATGGGAGCCTGTTCTTACCATACATTCAATTAATATGTTTAAGTATATAAATATTAAGGATTGAGTTTCCTATATCTGACATTAATGACGTGCCTATAGATATTCCTATACATATCGTTTTCATGTGAGGAAGAATCTAGTAATAAATCAATAAAATCTGTACGTCTTATATTTTCTTTAACTATTCTGAAAATTTCATTCACTAGGTTTTCATGATGCTCAAGGTTTTGAAATGAATGTATTTCTATTCTAACAGATATTTGATGAAGAAAGTCTTGACCATATAGCCCAAAATATTGTGGATCTTCATTTTCTGGACTTATTAGAATAAAATCTCTTCTATCATCCATAAATCCAGTAGCTTTTTCTTCCCAAACAAAAGTTATGTCTGGTTGAGGAGAAAGAGACCAATTCTCATTTAATAGAGTTTTAGTGTCATTTGCTGCTGCATATAGATTTGAATTACCCATTACATACTACCTCTATTATCTCGGTGCCTTCGTATGTTTTTAATATTACGGTTTCTCCCATGACTATCAGACCTTAAATCATTTCTCCAATCTGTTTTAACTTCGTATTTTCTTTTTCTTCTATTTTTTAATGATCTCCTATACTCAGAAGATGGTTGACCTTTAAACCTTCTAGCAACTTTAATTGATTTTGCTTTTCCTTTATAGACAGGTCTGTCATAAGTGCCTGTTTGTTTAGCAAATACACCATTAGCAATTAAAAACACAATACGGTCTAAAATATTTGCTGATGTGGTTAAACTTCTTGCTGCAACCAATCTGTCAAGTGTTTCTTGATTTGCTTGTCTAAATCCTTTTGTTAACCACCAATTTTTAATTCTTTCGATGTTAGGAAAATCTGGTTGATAATTCAAAAGTTTGTCTCTACGTTTGTTTTTGTGAAAATACTTTGAAAGACTTCGACCTGCATCAGACTCTGTTTGTAATCCAAAATTACCATATGGATTTCCAATACCACCAATTATAATAGAACTTGCGTACCCAGTTATATCTCTCATAACTGTTCTAAATGATTGTTTTACCATTTCATTTGAATCTGGGCTTCCCAAATATCTTTTTATGTTTGTATCTGAAATATAACCCACATCTTGTTCTGCAATGAATTTTGCCATATCTGCACCTTCAACTGCTCTCAATTCTTGAAATATAATTTTGTGTTTACCACCAGCAGGTTCTCCTTTTCCTTCACCTGTTTGATTTATTAATATTTTAAATCGTGCATTGGTTTTTTCTTTATTTTCTTTTCTTGTTAGTTGTAACTTAATTAAGACTTGTTTATGTTTGGTTTGACTTAATTGTGGATATTCTTTTCTCCATTCTCTTCTATACGTTTTTAACCATCTTGGTGTTGGGCTTTTTGGATCTCTTTCAGCCATTTCTAGTATTTTTAAAAGATTTTTACCGTCTGCATCTATTTTTGAAGCAAAACGTTTTCTCCATTTTCTCCAATGTTTAGGATGATTTTCTTTTAACCATAATTCAAAACTTACGGTTGCCTTTGCATATTCTCTTGCTAAATTAGGTGACTCTTCAACATATACTGCACCACGTCTAAACCCCTTTACTGATTTACCATACAAAGGAACATATCGTAATCTGTAAAATGGTTCAACTCCCACTTTTTTAAAATCTTTGTAAATTGTTTGGTTAGCTTCTATTACTTTTACTCTTAAATCATTATCTATTTCTTCTAAATACTCTCTTGGTATTTCTGCTAGCGTTTCCCCTGTAACAGATTCATTAGCATAATCTGGATTACCATAATTTACAAGATAGTCGTCATAATTATCTCCATATTGACTTTTTGGAATAACAGATTCAAACTCTGTTCCACTATCAACACCTGCCATTATGGTATGAAGTGTAATTCTTGACGATTTTCAATACAGTTTTCTACATCAGCTCTCCAATCAGATTTTGACATCTGAATATCTGCACCGTTAGAACCTACTGGTAAAATATCCATTCTAAAACTAGAGTTTATTAAATCTATACAAGTTAATTTTATGCAAGCATCTGCAACATCTAAAGGAACTGTTGCATCACCATATCTGTATGTAACTCTCACTCTGTTTTTTCTAAGTATTGTAAAGATATAACCACGCAAAAATAATCTGCCATATACTGGTTCAAAATCAAACCATTGTGAGTTATCTAAAATATCAGTATATGTAGCATCTGCACCCTGCCATATTTCTATTTTATCACCTGCACTTGAACTAAGGTCTCTACAATTTCTATGTTTTAGAAATAGTGGTGTACCCCAACCATAAGTATATAATAATGGTAAATCATGAATTTCATTGGTTATTGTTTTATTTCGACCAAATGTATGACCTATTCTACGATCTAATTCTTCTTCTTTTCGATTGATGATTTTTTCAACCTGTGCTTTATTAGGAGTACTAGTAGCAGTAATGGGGACTCTGAGAAAATCAGCAACATCTGCAACGGTACAATACGTAGTAGCCATATTTTATATAACGTTGTGATGTATTTAAATTTACTTAAAGACAACAGTATATTCGGCATTTCCAGTAATATCTGCGTAAATACCATCTTCAAATCTTCTGTTTATACCAACATAAGTACCTTGGTTTTCTGAAAAAATAGTGAATTCTTCTGTTCCACTTGAACCACCATTCTTAAAAACACATTTTGAACCTGAAGAGCCTGTTTTTGAAACATATACATTTACTACAACTCCATGGTCTCCTTTAATTGTGGTATCAGCGTTAAATGATACTACATTGTGGTTTAATTCTACCATACTTATTCATAGAACTCTTCATATATAAACTTTAAGAAAAAAAAAGTCGGCTGTTTTTGGACTCTAGTAGCCTATGACTAGAAACTCGAAAGTTTTGCTTGCGCAGGTTGAGCTGGTATTTGTTACTTCAACAAATTTGGCTTCTGCTCCTCCACCTACATTATATAGTTGGATTTTCTCGTTTGCTTTGTCATATCGTACTTCTTGTAAACAAGTTGAATATGTTGGTATTACAGCAACGAGTGTAGAAATTCTTCCCTCTTTGAGGTCAGCTGCCACTCCCCCTGTTGCATAGTTGTCGCCACTACCGAAGGTAACTTTGACAGCATATACTCGCAACTTTGATGTTAAAGCTGCTTGCCATGAGAGTGTTTTTCTCACGTTAGCTTTTGTCCAATCTGATGTACTGATTGTTATTGCCATATTATTTTCACTTTATGGATATATATAAAGATAATGTATTAGCTAAGTTAGCTAAGCTAAGTTAATAAAAAAAAGAAAAAAGGATGGTTTGACTAGAGTTTAATATCTCTAATTTTACCTTGTGATTTGAAGTGTCGACAGACGGTTTCACCCATAGTTCTGTATACACCTTTCTCAACAAATGCATTGTTTACGAATGGGTATGCAGGGGTTCTGCGTGTTGCCTCGTAGTATTCAGTTGGAATTGCAACTTGAATTCCGATTCTTGGATAACCATATCCTTCTGCATCAGATGTATCTAATGCAAATAGTCTACCGATTTCTGCTGAGTCGGATGAGTTACTTGGTGCATCCTTTGATGGGATGAATGGGATTCCATAGATTGAATCTACATGAATTCCTACGCCAGTACCTCGGAATGTTTGAATTCCGTTTACGTCTACTTGAACGAGTTGTTCTCCATATGGATTTGGAATACGGACTGAAGGCATATATAGACCTTGAATTTCTGAATAGACTTCGTGTGAGCCTAGCCATACGTTAGGATCTTTACCAGCAGCGATACGAATCTTTCTGAGGAAAGTTCTTAATGTATCGTCAGTTAAGACACCGTTTGTTCCGATAGTACCTGAAGCTGATTCTACAGTACAATCAAATGTACTTGAACCATCTCTATCAATAGTAGCGTTTGCTGCCCATGGATCATAGTAACCACTATGTGAACCACCTAATGCAGTTTCTTCAGCGTTTGAACTGATGATTCTGTCTAGTGTTTCAAAGTTGGTTGTACCAGAGTTATTTCCACTTGCACCTGCTGCTTCTGATTCGACATCTGCTAGTAACATTCTGTTTAGGAACTCTTTGTGTTGAACAGCCATATAGAGTCTTAGTGAACCTAATCCTCCCCAAATATCGTCTTTAGAGTGTGTTGCCAACCATTCCATAACTTCAGATGCACTAAATGGCAACTGAGCAGTTTTTGGTCTGATGTCAATCTCTTGTATAGTTGGTTTTGCTGTCTCTGCAATGTTTCCACCCTCTGCTGTTCCACCCAATGCAGTATTGCCTGAGTTAGAA